ACCTACAGAAAATCTTACTGACTTACCTACTGCTGGATTTAAAGCTGTATTAGTTGTTTGTACTGTTAATACAGTACCAGTATTAATACCAACTAAATCTTCGCCCGGAGTTAATCTAATTGGAGCTGTGGATGTTGTGCCATTTAATGTATTAGTATAAGAAACATATAAAGTGGCTGGATCAGTTAAAGTAGCAGCTTTCTTTTCAATAACTTTGACTCTTACACCAGATGTTTGACCTAAGAATGTTTCTTCATCAATAGAATTGTCTGTTGGCAATGTGTACGCTGACGTGTCAAGTTTAACAAATTCGTATGAATCATTTAAAGATAGTCCACCTGGAATTACAGTAGCACCCTCTTTAAAAATGTTTCTTCCGAATCTTTCAATTTGTTTTTGAATAATTGTTTGTAGTTGTGTTAATTCACGCGCTTGTAAAGCTTTACCTTTATTAAAAAGAATACGATGAAAGTTGTCGCTATCAGCGTAATCATCTCTATAACGAGTTTCAAAAATATTTTCAGTGTACGTAATTGTCATTTTTTATCTACTCTTATAATTGAAGAATAATTTTAATATCTTCTGTTTGATTTGCTGTTCTAGCTACAGCAGTTCTATTATCAATATAAAGAACTTCCCCGGAGAAAGGATCTACTTCAGAACTATCTATTAATTGTGAAATGATTCCATTTCCTGTGCCATCTGATTCTGTTAATGTTTCACCAACAACAAAGGAACCATATCCAGTATCATCATTTTGGTGATAATAAATAATATCTGAATCAACTTCATCGATGAAAGCTTTTGTTCCGGATGTGCTACCAACAATGACATTATCAGAATTAAATGCTAAAGTGATTGGAGACATTTTCATAGATTTTAAAGCATTAGCTGTTTCTGAAGTTAAGTCAGAATCAGAACCATTTCCTTTCTTAGGATTTTTAATAATACCTATCTGTCTAAAATCTTGTAAGATAATAAAATCATCTAAGCTTCCTTGTGTTTTTGCATGAAGCATAAGGCCACTAGCTTTTAAATCTGATCTTGCATCAAAGCCTAAACCATTGTGATCTGTTAAAACTGCTCTTGCTGTTGCACCAGTACCACCTCCACCAGAAATACTAACTTCAGCATAATCGAATCCAGTTGGATATGATAGAGTTGAAGAATCATTATCGAATTCAATTTTAGACACTGTATTAGTAGAAGAGTCAATGAAAGCGGTGATGCTATAATCACTATCCGCACTATTTCCAGTAATTGTTACAGTTGGCTTTGATGTATATCCACTGCCTCCATCCGTAACAACAATAGAAGTAATCATTCCACCAACAGCCGTGTCTTGAATTTCTTTATGCTTTATTTGAATACCAGTGGCATCAGAATCCAATTCTCCAACAATTTTACTGACGGGCATATAATTTGCAGATAAGAAGTAATTTGCTTCTAAAGCAGAAATTGTATATAAAAATTTCCATACATATCCATCTGCAGTTTCAAAGGCATGATTATTTGATCCTGTTGGCTCTACAGTAGAAGGAACAGCTGATCCTGTAGTATCTCTACCAGTTCTTAAACAAACATAAACGTGATGATTTTGATTTAAAACATAATAGTTCGGAGAAGGATGACCTGCTTGAGTATCATCATATTGAGCATAAGTTGTTCCAGTTGTCCAATTTACTCTTGCTACTGAAAATGAAGTTGATAAGATTTTCTTAACAGATTGTAAACTTTGTCTAAATTCACGAATATCTTTCATAGTGTTAGTTGGAGTGATGGGATTGTCAGCGCTGTCCCAATACTCAGATCTGCCTACACCAATGTAGTATCTATCACTTGAGTCGTTGATACCATCTATGATATCTTGAACGATACTCTTCTTAAAAAAATCAGTTATTACGGCTGCCATTCTGTTTGTCCTATTAAAACTGTAGTGCTTATCATAATTTATTTTTATTATTTATAAGGTTTATGCTGCATAATGCTCATAAGTGGCTTCCATAGCATCAAAGATGCTGCTAAATGTTGAATTAGCACTATCTATTGTTAAAGATTGATAATCTCTAATTTGTACGTTTGGTTCAAGTCTAACAGTATATATTGTTTGGCTTGAATCTGCGTTTCTATCAGTATATGAAGAATCTGTTTCAATTAAACCATTGAGTTGATGCCAGATATATTGTTGAGGATTTCCTGATTCACCAGTAATATATTCAGTAGCACCCATAGTTTGAATTAGAGTTGTGTCATTGTCTACAACTAAAGTACTTAATAAGTCTATAGTTGATTCATATGTTACTTCACCAGCAGCAGAATCTAAAATAACATTCGGCGCAGTTAAAGTATTTGTTTGAGCTGTTAAAACTAAAACTTCTGCACCCAAATAAAACCCTGCAGGGTGAACAAATTTTCGATATAGATTTTCCCAAGTAGCAATTGAGATTGGTGCTTTTACAAGAACTGATAGAACTTGATAAAGTGCACCATCTTGTAAAACGGCTAAGCTGTCTATACCTAGTTCAGTTTCCCCGACAATAAACAAATTTTCTTTAGGATAATTGATCTCAACATCTTCACCAAAGAAAGTTCTAAAAAATCTTTCGGTTGAGAATTTAGTTCCTTTAACTCTAAAGAAATCAGCAAATTCTCTAATAACTTCTCTTGGACTTACAAATTGATTTTGTGAAACGCCTAAAGCTATTTCTCTAAACATTAAATCTAATTGCTGTAATGTATTAGCTTCAACGTCTCTAATAATTTGTAAATCATTAATTAGATCGCCAATATTTGTATCACTGTCTAAATTTTCATAATATGCATCAAGGAATGTAATTAGTGTAGGATACTCAGTTGTAAAGTATTCTGGCAAAATTTCTTTTACCAGACTTTGCTTTACTGAAATAGGTAAACGATTGAGATCCTTCAAAGTTTGCATTATAATGTTACTCTCGTATTCTGATCATCTGTTAGCGCGATTGATTTTGTTTTTTGTGGATCAAGTTTAAGAATGTAATTTCTTAAAGGTCTAACAACTGCAGGATTGTTTGGTGTTACAGTAAATTTTATAAATGAATTACCACTTTGAACAGAACTTGCTGCAAAGTTATTTAAACTTACTACGCCAGTTGTTGTGTTATACGATCCAATATTGTTTTGAACAATTTCTGCTGATGTAGCATTTACTACTTCTATTTGAGTTGTTCCTAATTTATTTCTAGCATATACTAAAACGCCGTTTGGGTTATAATAGTTTTCTGAAATAACTCTATGAAATTCGTCATCAGGAGAAGCAATAGCAACTGGGAAATTTAAATCATATGCTAAAGCAGTTGCACCAAATGTTGGAGCTAATCTTAACTGAACACCAACATCAATTTTGGAAGAAAGAATCGCTGCATCTAATTCATCAATATCAGCTAAAAGTTGAGATCTTCTAAATACTTTATCAAATGAATTTAAATTTTCATTGAAGTAAGAAATCATTAAATTTTTAACTCTGGTTTCCATATTACCAGCTGTTAATCCAGTTAAATCAGGATCATAATTAAATGATGTTGTTAATTCAAGATATACATCTTCTGGATTTACAAATTTTGCAGTAACAGAAGTTACAGAAAGTGGATCAATTAATTGTGATTGAATTTGATTCTGCACTGTTGTTTTTGTGGCTTGTGATGTAGATTCTGGAAATTGTAAACTAATATAAACCTTACCATAATCAATTGGCAAATTCTGATCCCCACTCCAAGCTTTTACAGCTGAAACTGAAGAATATTTAGATTTTATTTGTGCTTCATAATCTAAAGGTGTAACTAATCTTTGTTGAGTTGCAAAAGCTACCGGGGCAGTTTGTCTAATAGATTCAATTGTTTGCTTTTCACTTCCACCAACTGATTTAGATAAAGTAGTAACTGATTGTGAATAAGAAGTAGAATCGACAACTATTTCTCCAGTTGTTGAAAACGATGACCCACCATTTGCTGCTGCACCAGATGCTCTAATGTATCTTACAACAACCTTTCCTCCTATTGGAGGCGTTTTTCCAAAAACAACACCATCACCAAAACTTAGTTCAAATTGTCCATTTGGAGCTTCTTTTAATCTATAGTATGTTGAATCAGAATTTACAGTGATTGCTTGTGACATAGATGTATATTCGGTATATGAACTGGAAGTAGTTGTATCATAAACAAAAACTTTAGCTGTTGATGTATCAATTTCTTCATCTGGTATAATATAAATTTGATATTCACCGCTTTCACCGACATAAAAAGTTTTAGTTACAACTTCTCCTTCATACGCAATAATTTCTTCTTCACCGTCATCATTTTTAAATGTGTATAAGCCAGCACCATTATCTGAAGCTTCATAAGTGTCTTTAGTATAAAAAGTATAAGACACATCATCAATTGTTGTCGTATATGCAGAATTTTCAGGTAAAGTAATTGTTGCTGGCTTAGGAGCGGCAGAAGAAAGATCGACTGTAACTTTTAACGCAACTTGAGATGAAGTTTTGGATCGTACATTTAAACCAAGTGTGTCTGCATGACTAACAACAGAACTTCTTAATTGGGCAGTGTTTAAAAAAGCTTCGTTTAAAGCAAAATTTGCAGTTAATGCATTGAAGTGAGTATTATATGCTAGAACATCTAAAATGTTAGAAAGACCAGAAGCTTCAAAATCATAATCGGCAAACTCATCTTGATTAGCAAGATAAGTTTTTAGTTTTCTTTTTATACCTTCAAAATCAAGTGAGGTAGAAGTAATGTTTGTGGCCATGTTATCTTAACCTTGATATTGCTGTTTCTAATATTACAACTTCTTCAGTATTAACTACTTGAAATTGTACTGAAACTGTAACTAAGTTGTTTTCTGGTTTTGCGTTTACTATTATTTCTAAAATTTTAGCTCTAGGTTCATAATATTCAATTGCATTAGTTACATTTTCTCTTATTTCATCTCCGGCATCTTCATCTGCTAATTCAAATAATAATCCTGCTATATCACCACCAAAAAATGGTTTAAATGGTTTTTCAAAATAGTTAGTCATTATTAAATTTTTAACAGACTGCTTTACTGCCGCAGCATGAGTTTTTTTAAATACATCACCTGAAGTTTTAGCTGCAAATGACAAATCAATATCCTTGTAATCAATATTACGCGAGGATACTAAACTTTTTATATTTAAATCTTTATCTTCATTTGCAAAAGATTTTCTGGCCATGTAAAACTCTTTTTTCTTTATTTATATCTAAGTTCAACCAAAGATTCATCACTCTGAATTTTTTCGTTCCAGTAAGTAGTCAACTTTCGGTCATATTTTGCGGTGAATGTTTCAGGTATTTCTGGAATAATAATAGCTAATTGAGCTTTAAATCCATCATTTTGTCGAGGATCAAATTTATCATATCTTAAAGATAGCTCTTGATATTGGAAAGAATCTTTTACAAACTCTGCAAACTCAAATAATTTGTCAAATGATTCTTCTCCAGTAGAGTTGTTATAAAGCTCATAAACTATAGCTCTACCGGTTGTACGATAGTCTAGAACGCTGTCTGGTGTTATTGTTTCATTTGCGTATTGTTTATATAACCCTTCAGCAACTAACAAGGAATACCCGTTAAAAGATTCTAAAGAATCAAATGTTGTAATTACATTTGTTTGAACTGCTAAATTTCTTGCAATTTGTTTTCTTTCAGATAAACTTGTTATATGATTTAAGTTGTGAGCATCACCAATTCCGCCTAAAAATCTAGCAATAGTTACATTTCTATGAAGCCTTGTTCTTGCAGTTATTTCACTTAAATTGTTTGGATTATAATTTGGATCAATTGCAAAATTAAAATTACCGGCCTTTAATAATCCAGGAGATTGCTGATATCTTCTTTTAACAAAGCTTCTATCTGGTCCAATAGCCGAATGGCCAATATTAATAGTATCTTCAGTTGTAACAACTCTACCTACAGGAGGAGGTGTTGAATTATTAAAAGAAGGAGAAAGTTTGCCTTCAGCTATTTGTGTTGAAACAAATTCTTTATTTTCTAAGTGTGCTGGATTTTTTGTTCTTGCACGAACTTCAGCAATTTCTAATTCTCTATCAGAAACATTTCCATTGTCAAATGACCTATCAATAGTATTTTTAATTCCATCATCTTCATCAACACTTACTTTTCTAATACCTTTATTTGAATTGTCTAAGTAATCAGTTAATAAAACTCCAGTTGGTAATGCTGTCGCAGTAGTATCTCTAGCTGTTGAATCTATTCTTGGACCTGGAACACCGCCAGTAGATCTTCCACTAGCAACTGCTGCTTTTTTAGAAAAGTTAGCAGTACCATTTAAGCTTCCATGAAATGTAGTAGCATACATTGCAGTAGCACTAACAGTTTCTGCCCATACAGTTTTTTGTGTATGCATATTTTTATTATACATAATAATGTTCTCACCACCAATTGTACCAGTGTCGCCAAATACCGACATTGATTGACCAGCAACATTAACATTATTTCCTGAAATATCTAAATCAGTTTCACTTGTAAAATTGACACCAGATTTATGATTATAATAACCTTCACCATGAATTAATTGTTTGAAATCACCTTTAATATAATTACTAAATCCACCTAGAGTAATATTTAAAGTTTTACCAAGTCTCATTGACTGATAAATTCCTTTAACTGTTTCCCTAGCATTACCTAATATTTTTTTACTGACTGAACCTAAAACGTTTGCTACCACAGATCCTTTAACTTTAAAAATAAAGTTTCCGCCTACAGTTACATTCATATCACCTGTGACATTTAAATCTAAATTTCCATAGTAAGTTAATTTCCCATCTCCACCAACTGTCAAATGATAATCAGCACCAGCTACATGTACTTGATCAGTTTTAGAATTAGTAACAATCGTCCCATCAGGCCTGATATCAATACCAGATCCACTACTATGTTTGATTAAGATTCTTTCTCCACTTGGAGTATCATTTAAT